TCGATGAGGCCCGGCACGCCGTAGACCGGCATGGGGCGAGCGCAGCGCAGCTTGAAGTAGCCGTCGAAGATGAACTGCGGTTCCGTGGGGACCGCGACAACGCGGTCGATAGGCGGGTTTTCCTCAATGAAGGCTTCATTGAGAAGGGGACGCCCAACGAAGTCTTGCGCGAGGTGCCACGTATCGAGGGACTGAGCGAAATTCGAGCGGAATTGCCCGGTGACGATAGAAGGCTTGTAGCGGTACTCCGCGAAGCGTTCCTGATAGCCCCAGACGAGTTCGTCGTCCGAGTCGCCGTTGGCGTAGATTTCCTTATTGAGAACGGCCTGCTCGCCGATCATGGCGAGCGCGGGCCAGTAGAAGTCGTACTTCGTACGACGTGACCACATGCGGTTAAGGCCCTGCTGGTAGATTTGGTCCTGCCGGACGTTCATCAGGCCGATGATGATGCAGTGTTCGGTGAAGGACTGGGTGAAGCCATGGCCGTTCATAGAAGCGGTGCCGTAGGCCGCGAGGTTGGCCTGCGGGGTGGCCGCGTAGTCTCCCGCGGCTGAGGTTTGGGGCACGGTGTGAAGATTGACCATGCTTTGCCCGCCTCCGAGATATTCGGGGCGCTGCAAGCGGGCGTCAGGCGAGGTGACGTTGAAGTGGGCACGGAGGATTTCCGTATAGCGTGTGCCGCCTCTGGCGTCACGTTCGAGCAGCTTCTGAAGCTGGAAGGCTTGCCGAAGCTGGTTGATGGTCGGAGCGATTGCCGACGAGAGGTCCGCTTCAAGGTTGATGCGATCCCATTTAGCGGAGCCTGCCGTATTGCCGGGAAGGCTGAGGTGACTGTCCGAGCCGATCGACATGGAGGATTCGGTCCCGGCCGTGTCCGAGCGAAACGTCGGAACGCCGTTGCCGATCGAGACGACGGGTGCCGAGGTGCCGAGCGGGATATCGACTGCGGCCCCTTTCTGGGGCCATGGCAGCGATGATGTGAAGTAGTCGTGACGCTTGCCGCGTTTACGAAGGTCATAGAAATGATTGTAGGGATCGGGACCATCCGTCTTATTGACCGGCAGAGCGTCTTGAAGGTTCTGATCCCGGAACCATTCGTTCCAGATGAGATTGTAGGCCCGGAAGGGCAGGGCCGAGATTGAGACGTTTTCGACAGACGTAGGGATGCCGAAATAGTCGAAGGTTGTACCGTTCTCGAAACCGCCCGTTCTCTGAGAGACGGTCGGGACGAGAAAGTCGGTCGAATCGCCGGGGTTGGGCTGCTCGCCCATGAAGCGCTGGAAGTTGTCCCAGACGAGGCGGAGCGGAACGGCGAAGAAGAAGGTGTTGAGGTAGAGGTTGTCCATGAAGGGATGCAGCGGGGTCGCCAGTCGGGCGAAACCGTGCATGTTCAGGTTGAAGGTGTCGCCGGGTAGAGCTTCGTCCACAAAAATAGGGACGAGAACCCCGGAATCGAACGTAGTCTTGAGACTGTGCGAGCGGTCGAATGAGGACCGGGGGATTTCAGCGCGGGGAACGCGGCTGAAGTCGTGAGAGTGAATGGATTTCATTTACTTGGCTCCGGTGTTGAAGAGGTCGGGCGCTTTGGGCGCGACGAGGGAAATCACGTCGACGACGTGTTCCCGAATATCGAGCGGGGCGAGGACGCCCTGTTCGTCATTGTACTGGCCGATTCGATAGAGAACGAAATCGGACGGGTGACGCCCAACGGAGGTGTTGAGGTCTGCGGCGAGGTCGCTGACGGAGCGAACTGCCGAGGCGTTGTTGTGAGCGAAGAACGGCGTGTTGAACACGAGCGCCTTCGTATCGAAGATCGAATAGACATTGAGGATCATAGTGAGGACTTCCTTCTTTTGAGACGTTCTTTGTGGAGTGTTTCCCGAACGGCTAGGCGTTCAGGTGATTTGTTCCATTTGCGCCGTGCGAAGGTGTTTTCGTACGGCTGAGGTAGACGATCTAGTTTGAGTCTGTGTTGCTCCTCCTCTTCTAGAAGTTTGAAGTAGTACCGGGGGACCGGGACTTGTTTGCCGTCAACGATCAGGAAGTCGGACGGAAAGACGGATGATTTGAATTTGTCGAACCACGACCGGCCGAGGCCGGGACGTGAGGACATGTTAGCAAACTCAGGTTTGCAGGTGACGATTTCAGAGGTGACAGGGTGTTGACGGACGTACCGGTTGGCGGCTTCGTCGCCGCCGCGTTTGTCGATGATGTAGGCCGCACAGTAGGCGGCCGATGAAGGGGTGACTTGGCCCACGGTGGCGTGGCCTCGCCCCCAGGTCGAGGTAAGAAGGTCCGACGTGAACAGCGGACCAGCCTTCGTCTTTTTGTAAAGCTTCCGATCATGGCTGAAGTCATAGCCATAGATCAGAGCGTGATAGTGAGGGCGAAAGGTCTGTTCGCCGTACTCACCAACGATGAAGAACCGAATTTTGGTATCGAGTTTCTTGCGCAGAGCGCGGATGAATTTTGCCGCGACGAGACTGTCAACGGAGAAGTCTGGCGGCAGGTTGTCATCGTCATAGGTGAGGGTGATGAAGCTGGAGGCATGGTGCATCTGAGCTTCGTGAGTGAGACGTGTTTTCCAGTCGGTCACACGGTCTGAGCGGCACGCGTGGCAGCGGCCGCATGGGATCATGACAGGATGATCCGGATTCAAGGCTTTGGTGGCGTCGAAGACGTACCGCCCCCCGTCGATCAACGACCGGGGGCGATAGGCCTTGAGGGGATGGTAGCAGGTCATAGGACCTAGAGGCGGATACCGCCGCGCATGGGAGCGCCTTGAAGGTTCTTGCCGTGCGTCCTGGCGGTTCTGGTGAACATACGCTGGGACTGTTTGTTCGGGATTCGAGAGCGCTTAGCCATGGCGGGGGTTTCCTGTGGATGTATGGGGCGCGGAGGGTCCGGCCCCTTGGGTTAGTATGGTCCCTTTGGGACCAGTGAGCAATATGTCAGATCAAGTAAGGACATATTGGGAGCGCGCTGTCGCTTAGGCAGCCGAGGCGACCTAGCGGACGCCTGAGATAACCCTTTTGCATCGCGTGTGTATCTAGCGATTTCTGCTCTGCAAGGGGTTGGTGGAGGCGTCTGTGGCCGCCTTGGTTACGCCGTGCGGGTAGCGGTGAGGAAGGGAATAGAGAGGGCACTTGGCGTTGTTGCCGTTGGCGTAGGGGGTACCCCCCTACACCCCCGAGGATGGTGTCTGGCGGTCAAAAAAATGGCCCTAGCGTGGAGGCTAGGGCCGAGGTTGGGCGAAGGAAGGTTACTTCGCCGGTTCCGGTGGCGCAGGCGGGGGAGCCGCTGGCGCGACCGGGGGAGCCGCTGGCGCGACCGGGATGGGCGGACGGTCTATGAGCCCGAGGTCCATAGCTTCGTCGCGGTTTTTGGGGTCCTTGAGGAAGTCAAGGAATTGGGTGGGATCGTTCTTGAAGCGATCCCGGATTTTAGCTGGCAGGCTGTCGAACGACTGTTCGGCCTGCCGGATGATGTTGAGGCTTTCCTGATAGTCGGTCGGCTCAGGGAGGTCCATGTAGACGCCCTTCGCGGCGTTCGCCGAGATATGGGCGATCTGGCCGGTGATCTTGTAAGCCTTAATGATGTTGTTGATGTCGCATTCGTCCTTGAATTCCTGTTTCGTGCGAGAGGGCGGATGCGTGATTTCACCCGTTACCGGGTGGATCCATTCGTTCGTAAAGGCCGTCTTGAGACGGTCATGCGGTCGATAGAACGACCACTCAGCGAATGGTGTGTAGGTCCGAGCTTCCAGCTCGAGGTTTTTCTGCTTCGTCATGGTCAGTCCTTTGCGTTGGATTTGTAGTCTTCGCGGATTTTGTCGATCCAGCGTTGCACGTCACGAGAGATTTCGCCGCCAGCCTTTTTGGCTTGGCCGCTGATCTGATCCAGAGCGCGAAAGACTGTATCGACGGTTTGAGCAGCCGGACCTTGGCCGACTGTCTCGAAGCGGGATCTTTCCAGACCCTTAATGCCAGCCTCATGGCTGGATTTGATGACCTCATTTTCGAGGATCTTGTTTTGGACGAAGGCATTGCGTGCCTGTTCGTGAGCGAGAACGGATTCGTTCTTCGCTTTCTCCGCGTTCCACTGTTCCGTGTAGGTCTTCGCGGTCGTGTTCTTAGCCGCCTCGATGTTGAGCGCGGAGGTGGTCGCAGACTGTTCGGTCTGCGCCTTAGTCAGGTTGAGCAAAGGGACGGCCGACGCCGCTTCCTTTGCATTGGTTGTGGCCTTGGAGACGCCTTCGCCCATAGCGGCTTCAGCGTTCTGCATGGTGGCGAGCGCTCCCCCCGGTGAGGAAGCGCCGCCCTTTTGGTAGGCGAGGATAGGATTGAGCCCGGCCGATTTCATATCGGCCATGGCTCTTTGGTATGCGGTGTTGGACATCCTTTCTTGGAAGGCCATTTGCTCGCGAGCGAGTTGTGCGTTTTCCCGGTTGGCCTGTGTCTGTCCGCCGGAGCTTATCGCTCCGCCGAGAAGGGAGCCTCCGGCACCAAGTAGGCCACCGATGATTTCACCCCACATGACGTGATCCTTTTGTGTGGGTTAGGCCGCGACGCGGCCCAGAGCCCGAGGAAGATGAAGATGAAGATGATGGCGAACGCCATCACCTTGCCGAGCAGGTCCATGACTAGAAGTGGTCGATGAGGCCCGGCACGCCGTAGACCGGCATGGGGCGAGCGCAGCGCAGCTTGAAGTAGCCGTCGAAGATGAACTGCGGTTCCGTGGGGACCGCGACAACGCGGTCGATAGGCGGGTTTT